AAAAACTTGGTTTCCTGTCAAGCAAGCCTTGGAAGAGCTTGGTATTAATCGGCAACAATTGTTTCAAATGAGAGATGATGGTACCTGCAAACTAGGTACGCATTACGCAGCCTTTCCTGAAACACGATCAAGAGATAACTACCGTTGGAATGTTCCAAAAGTTAAAAAACTTTTGGCTAAGCAAGCAACAGTTATGCCAAGCACAAAGGGCGTGATTCTTTCTTTTGAGAAACGTTTAGTCGATGCTGCCTAGACGGAGTGTAATAAATCTTACGGACTTTATGAGCTAACAGAACATCGTCTAAGGGGGACACAAGACCAGTGTCTTGTATTTGTGTTAATTCTTTTATTAACGATTGCCAACAGCTCTTTGTTTTAAAGGGCTGTTTTTCTTTTAATTGAAATAAGAAAACCCACTGAGGATGCAGGGGGCGAACAGGTCTTTTTTTACACTGAAGATTAATTGTAAAGTCTTCGTTCCAAGTAAAGCTTTTTAATTCTTCTGGTGTTTTTCCATAAACAGCAACCATCCCAAATAACCAGGCTACTTTTTCAAGCCCTGGTTTTGATCTTAAAGAAAAAAACTCATCTAAAATAGCTTGATCCCTAGGCACATTACGGAGAGTCATAACTGACGGGGATAGTGTGTGTACTATACCGATTCAAAGAACTGGTAAGCAAGTAAAAAACGTTAGATCAAGAAACTCATAAGAAACTTGATATAAATAGTCTATATTATTAAGATTTACTTATGATTGGCCATCTGCATTTGGTTTTTGTCCAGAGGCTGGGATGTATGCCACGCCATTTTTATCGCGCATAATAAACTGCTGTAGCTCAATAAACTCTGATGGAAAATTAAAAAGCTTTTGTAGCATGGGTATCATGGTTGGTGATTGACAATTAAAAGGAGGAATATCCATATGACTAACACCGTAGTTAACAAATTCTGATAATGATTTTGTTTGTTCTAAAATTGTTTGGTCAATTAACATATTTTCCCATTCGGACATTAAACCTGCATCAATAGGAAAATCTGAAGGTTCAATTGGAAATTCACCAGCAATATATTTCATTGCATAAATATGTTTGCAATAACGATATTGATCTAATACATATGTCCAATCATCAGATATTTCTGTAATATCTAAACCACTTTGTTTGTAGTCACCATACTTTGGCATACCTTCTGCAACTTGTGTAAGTGAAGGGTTGTCACCAAAACCACGTCGATATATTTTACCAAAATCATTGTATTGCCCAGGGGAGTCACGATATAGTGTTTTCGGATCACGCACATCTTTTACAATTCCACTTGCACCTACACCAGCTAGTTGATATCCACTAGGTGCAACAATTGTTAACGTTCTGTTTTTAACTACTTTGTCATTAACTTCTGTCATCATTGCATTAGATAGTTGTCCCAGCTCAAAAACTTCTTCTATTCGCCCTGGTTTAATACTGGCAACGTTAGCTCTTGGAAATAAAGGTTTTCTTCTAACACCTAAACTAGATAAGTAAGCGTAATCACGTCGTGTGAAATCTTGACAAGAACAACAATATCTTGGTCCTGTCTGAAAGAATCTACCTGAGTGAGGAGGTCTTCTTGCTGGTGTTGCTAAAATTCCATCAATTGTTCCTTGTACAGAGCCTAATTTTTCTAATTTTAAAATGCCTTGGTATTGGTCAATGCCCACCAGTACAGCTTGAACAAACCCAAAACGACGATTTGTTGTTGGATCTCTACTGTCAATATTAATAGCTTGTCCTGAAACAGTTAAAATCTTGTCTTCAATAATGTCACCAACGATTGGTTTAAGCGTTTGATTTGTACCAGAAAAGGTAACAAATAAAGGAGGTGGAACAGGGTTAACTGTACTAAACGTACCGCTTAATTGTAGATACCAGTAGTTTTGATTCTCTTGTGGAACACCTAAGTACAACCTATTTTTATTTATTTCTCCTGAAATAGATAACAAAGTTCCTGTACTGTCTTCTAAACGATCAAACCGTAAATTTCCAGGCTCAATTTTACCTGCCCAATGAATGCCTAGTTCTTTATTCTTGGTAGGAAAACCTCTAAACACTCCTGACATTAAAGGTTCTCTTGCTCCTATCTGGTCAACAGCACCTGTAGTTGTAGGAATAATATATTCAAACGGATATTCATAAGCGGTATTAGTTAGGTTTGCCGCACCTAATTCATAGCCTCTTCTCCAGCGAGACCATGTAGATTCTCGGTCCACCGTATATAAAGAGTTTGGTATTGATCCACCAAAAGCTCCTTCTATTGGTTGTACTTTATATGTCTCTACCTTAGGTGTGCTTCCATTAAAAACAGAGCCTTTAAATTTACCAAAAGAAGTGCCTGCCCCAAAGGAGTTATTCTTCTTTTTTTTCATTATTTAATAAAAACCACCTTGTGCGACGATGTGAGCACCTGGAATATATCCTGAAGCTGTATTGTATACACCCCGTTGTAAAACTCCCACATATAAACGATCACCACGTTGTAAATAAATACCCCGATTCTTTAATGGTGTTTTTGGACCAAGACCTGTTGTGTTTCCTTGTTGTGGAACAGGTGTTGCCAACTCAGGCATTACATCTGAGCAATCAACAAAACCTGAATTAGTTGGAACTGTTTTGCTAAAGACAGGAATATAATCACCATCACCAGGAATTGGGACTGTTGTACCACGTGTGTGGTATACAACAAAAGTAACTGCAGGAAGAGTTGTTGCACTTAACGAATTAAATGTAAACCCAGAAGCTGTTGGACTAGCTACACCAGAAAAATGAATTGCTGTATTAACAACATTTAATTCTGTTGTACCTGTGTACGTGTAATAACCTTGTCCGCTTTCAGACGGTGTTGTTAAAACACTATTTGATTCAACATAAATTACTTGACCTTTTTTGACACCAATAAAAGTACCGGAAGTATCTGCATTAATTGTGTAGTCTGCATGCACAGCATCAGACGTATCATCACGAAGAATAGTAATTGAATCAACAACACCACCACTGTTGTTGTCTGAACTTAAGGTGGCATCCATATCAACTAACAAACCAGGGCTTTGTCCGCCTTGTACATTAAGGTCAGTATTATTTCCAACAACTTGATTTGTCAGTCGTGTCCGGGATAGTAAAGGACGATCAACAAAGACAGGTTGCTTATTTGTATTGGTAGCTGTCATTTACTTTGTAATCTTATCTATCTATTTTATCCTACTATTAATAAAATTTACCATAACCTTGTTGGTAGCTTTGAATTAATTTTGATGCATCTTCTTCCGTAATTTTTTTAAGCATGCCTTGGAAAGGACTACCAGTAGCAGCAGGATTAGTGTCAAGACCTCGAAACAATTGCCCTAGTAACAGTTGTTCAAATGGATCTGTTTTCTTTTTAGGTTCTTTTTTGGGTGGTTCTTTTACTGTGTAATAATTATTAATTTCAAAATTAGGATCTTGAATACCTGCTTGATAAGTAGCAATAGCATTTGGGTCACCTCCTAATAAAGAAATACCTTTAGATTGGACTTCTTGTGAAACAGGATCAAAATAAAAATTTCCCCTGTCTTCAAACATAATGTCTTCTGGCCGTTTATTCTTTAAAAGAGACTGTCCTCTAAACGAGGTTGCTCCTCCTGTCTTTTGAAAAGCTCCTCCTACTAAGTTTGGATTTTCTGCAATGGAAACTAATCTGTCATAGTCTCTATTTGATAAGCCACGTAAATTTTTTTGTGCTAATTGTTCAGGTGTATATTTAAAATTAGCTTCGTATTGACCAGGGGCAGAAACAACCTTCATCATATTGTTTGAATATGATGGGGACAATTGACGAGCAATTAAGTTAGATGCAACACCTGCAATGTCACCACCTCTTCCTCCAAGGAAAGCTTCTCCTGCAATAGTATTTAAATAAGCAGCTCGTTCTGCTGGTGTAAACCCTAATCGTTGACTTACTGTATTACTCATTTTTTCTCTTCTTCTCCTTTCATTTTTAAGAAACGTTGGAAAAATTCTTGCGCTTTATATCCTTCAGTTAATCTTTCAGCTCTTTGCTCACCTTCTATTTTGTTACCTTGAATAATTTCAGTACGTGCATCAACGTTATTCATTGATTGAGGCATTTGTACTCCACCCTCTTTGATGAAAGCTTCACGGCTTTGTGGATACATATCAGGAAACGTATTAGCCATCAAAGGATTAAAAGTACGATCTGATGCCATAGGCGTTCGGAAGCTGCTGTATAGCTGAGGGTTGTGTGCTTTATGAATAGCTAGTCCTTGATCACGTACATAGTTCATTTCTGCTTGTGTTGTAGCAGCACGACGACCTTGCTCATATTGAGTAAGTTGTTTTTCTACAGGAGTTTGTTCTATTACTTGTTCAGGAGAAGGAGGTAAATTACGGTTTGGATTTGGAAGTGGATTATAAGGACCAGAAGGAATTGCTTTAATTGCGTTTATATCAAAATCAGCACCTTGAGATTTATTGTATTCATATAATCTAGTTGCTTCTTCACGTTGTTTTGCCTCAGGGGAATCCATAGTTCCATCTGCTACTGAAGTAGGTGCTCCTAATTCAAGTGCGGCTAAACCTAATGCTGTAGTGCCCATAACACCAGTTGCTCCTGCTGGGACTAAACCTTTAGCTGCTTTTAAAACTCTACCTGGAGCCATAAAGACTCCGTCTAATAAAGCATTTCCGTAGTTTCCTTTACTTAAATTATTTACAAGACTTGCTCCTTCAAGTACTTGAAAACCCCTACCTATTGGGCGTAAATACCCTGGCAAACTTTTAGGCATGTATTGGCTTGCTTGCTGAATTATATTTCTATTTAATGGTTTACTCATTGTTTGAAGTCTAGTCCCACCTCTGGGGATAGACCCTACGATAGGATTACTTCCTCCTGTAGGCGTAACAAAGGGAACAGGGCGTCCTCCTGTAGGAATAACAGGTGGTTTAGTTAATTTTGAAGGAGGTAACCCAGGGCCTTGAAATGTTGCATTTAGATCAGGAGTATATGGACCACTAGGAGCACGTATTCCTCTAGGGTTTAAAAAATCATATTGTCTAGGATTTCCAGGTAGGTTGGGGGCTCTTAATGCACCGCTTCTTGCTTGCCCTGCTCCTTTTAAAGATGTGGGACTATCTAATTGTGAAGCCATCTGAAATTTTCTTTGCAAAGAATTACGGGCCGCTTCTTTTGCTCGTCCTGAAGGCATGTTTGCAATATCATTAACCTCACCAATTAAATTTGTTGGTGCATTTTGAATACCTAAACCACCATAACTTGATGGCATATTTCTTTGTAAAACTTCTTGTACGCCTCTTGAAACTGTACGGTAACTTTCAGGATTGGCTACTGTATCAATAAGTGTACTTTTAGGGGCTTGTTGCCCATATCTTAAAAGTTGTTCAAAAGGATTCATGATTATCTAGTCGTGGTGTGAAGATAAAGGTTGGCACCGATTGCTGTATCAGCTGGCCCTGGAAGTGCTTGGATAAATTCAGCTCCTGATCGCTCATAGCGATAGCGAGCTTGCATGGGATCCTTGTAGTTAGGAACGTAAAGAATCTGTGCGAGACGATTTGTCTCGTACATATATACTTCGTCCCAAAGCTTTAAAGCTTCTTTAATACTACTTGAACGAATTGTTCGATCAACATCACCAATGATGCCTTCAACTCGTGTACTAGGAACTTGGAATTTATCTTCAAATGAAGCTAGCTGTGTTTTTTTCTCTGCAGCTTCACAACGACCAATCTGAAGAATAATTTTGTCATGAAAGACTGCATCAGGAACAGAGTTCAAAGACTCTTCCAAGCGTGCATAGTCACCCGCTGGAACACTAACAACGTAGTATCCCAAATGATATCGAACACGACTTTTATTAAAATCAGATAGTTGCACTGTATGCCGTCGTATTTTGTTATTATAATCTGCATTAATAAAAAAAGCCCCGAAGGGCTTTTATTAAACTCTAACTAAGTCAGCCGCAAAAACAGACTCCCAATCAACACGTTTGATTTGTTTTAACTGTTCCAGACTGTGAAATCGTTCACCCGATAAAGAAAGCTGTAGATCTTTAATTTCTCGTGCAGTCTTTAAACCAATCCCTTTAATGTGATCCGCAATCATTTGAGCGGTTGCCCCATTAATGTTTAAACGTGTTTCGGGAGGGAACTTACGAATTTCTTCTTTAGAAGCTGCATCCTTAACTTGAAGCGTTTGAACCTTTTTGGTTGCTTTTTCGTCTGGAACAACTTCTGTTTTATAAGCGGTAAATACGCGACCGTCCTGATCTTCGATCATGAACCATTCGCCATCATCCCACTCACTAACAACTTTAACTCGCGCTCCTGTTTTTACGTGCTGATAAAGCATAAGGACCAGATTGAATCTCTGGTCCTATCTTACATTAATTATCAGCTAACGATGCGATTAGGGAGATACTGCTCCATATCGGAGTAAGCTACTGCCACATCAGGACGAATGTAACAAACTTCAACAAGGATGTAACCCGTACGTTTAGCTGCTACGTCATCTGCATGTAAAGCAAAACCACCGTTTAATGCTGTTGCATTAGTAGTTGCTTTTGAATAAACATCAAAAGTAGTATCAGTAGTTAGCTCTTCGTACAGCCATTCCTTAGCCAAAATACCTGTGATGTTTTGGAAAGGGTTGGAACCATAGCCAGCAGAGCCTGCAGCGATGTTATTAGAGGCGGCAGTAAGATTGGCACCTTCAACAACACCAGAGGTGCTGACAGGGCCTGCAGGGCCGAATGCAATAACTTGCGTAGCACCTGAGGTTACCAGGCCGCTTTCTGCAACACGACCATCTCCCCAGCCTTTGGCCACGGAAATGTTTGTGCGGTAAACATATGAAGGACGGGTAGTATCAGCTGAAACTACCATTCCTGTGATGTCAGTACGGGTATCATCATTCCTATAAGGTGAAGGAATAATGACACTAGCCGTTGACGTGTAGCCTGTTGCTGTTACGGGCACATAACCACGTAACTGATAGAACTGCCAACCGGGGTTAGCAAGAACTGAGGTAGGTCCACCGTTGGAAGCATCGTTAGAGCCACTATCGTTGGTATCAATATTCTTGTACCAACCATTAAGAGGTTCGTTGAAGTTACCTGGGTAGATCTTCTTAGCAGACAAATAAGACATTTATCACTCCAAAATAATGTTGAGTTTTATTTTTATCAGACAGAGCCGTCGTCTTGGACGAAGCTGAAAGCATTTGTGATGAAATCTTTGTTCAAGATTTCAAAACCAGCATACAGTTGCCAAATCAGGATGATGAAACGACTGAAGTCATCATTGTTGTTAATGAGAACTTGAGCGTTAGGACCGCCAATACCAACACCAACGGACTGAGGACCGAAGAAGAAACCTTGTGCTACTTCTTTAGAAGCGTAGTTAGCACCTGCATCGAAAGAAGCAGTTACACTCTTATTGGGGAAGTTGGTTGACTCGAAGAATTTAACACCTTCAAATTGAACGCCAGTAGGCATTACAGGTTCGCCTGCAAGGAAATAACCTTGTCCAGCCTGTGGTCCCATGTAGAAACTGGAGTTGTTAGGCATCATGGGGTTAGCCATGTACATGCCTTGTCCAGGATTACCTGCGTAACGTGCAATCTCACGGAAGTCGGGGTCACGACGTAAGTGAAGCATGAAGGTAGGATCGCAAATACAGCGATACAGACCATCGGTAAACGTAGGTACGTTGCGCTTACGTAAATCCTTAACGGTTTCTAACAGGTCAGTACGAACAGAAAACTGTTGCACTTGATCAGCATATTCAGCAGCTGTGTAAGAAACACGGCCAGTTGCGTCTTTTTGCTTACCACCTGCAAAGTAGTAACCACCCTGTGTTGTAGAGGCAGCACCATTAGCTTCTGCTTTTGCAAGTTCGTCAATGAAGACGCGGTCACGCCAACGACGATAGTCATCAAGCAGCGTCAAGCTACCGATTGACTGGTGGAACATGTTCAGGTTGCCTGTATCAAGCAGCAAACGCTGAGCAGTAATAAGGGTTTCACGCGCAATCTTAAAAGTAGAAGGCTGCGTAGGATCACCTGGGTCCGCAGGACCGGTGTATTCCTTAAGCACCACAAGGACTTTTTCCTTAGTGATGTTACGGCTATTAGCTGTGCCAATAGTCTGATCTGAAATACGCTCACGGCTATCTTTAGTACCAGGAGTTCCCCAGAACTTATAGCGATCAAGCTGTACTGTTTGGCCAGGTTGTGAGGTGAAGTCATGTACGACGACAGGCTCAACAGCCATTTCACAGACATAGGCGGGATGCGGACGGTAAAGTTCCGCGCCTAAAATCTTAGGAAAATCATTATCAAGAAACACTTGCTTCTATCCTCCAGATATTTGGAAAAAGTAATTAATCGGGTGAAAGATTCGGGCAGTCTATTGCCCTATCTAAAGAAAATTTTAGCAGTCTGTAATTTATTAGACTGCTTTATGCATAACCTTGCATATTAAGACGAGAGTTTCTCGTATTAGATGAGCCTGGTGCTTCAGGATCAATCGCTTCTTGGAAACCAGGGATCCCCATGGCTTGATAGAGATTAGCTGAACCACCACCTGACAAACCGCCAAGTCCACCAGCGCCTGCAATTAGACCGGCACCAGCGACACCTTGTACGTAAGGAACAGCAGCCATATATTGGTTTGCTTCTTTA